GGTGTGGCGTCGGGTGTGAAATTCGAGCGGCACTTGATGCGAATCTCGACGGCATGGTATTGAAGTCCAACGAGGGGCAAAGACTTGGTCCAATCTTCACTGAAGAAGAAGGGGATCATGTAATAGTCGGCACCTGTACCCGGTGCGGAACTCGCCCTGGCGTTGTCACTCACCTCACCTGTGGTGACGGTGCACGAGGTCTTTGATGAAGTGTCTTTATACAGAATATTGTGCACACCCTGGATGAAAAGTGCATCGAGCTTGCATACCTCCTGTCCACCGATGAAAAGGCTAAACTCGGTGGTGTCGGTCTGCCCGGACGAAAAGAGACCGTTGCCATTAGTGAGCACGTTGGAGATGTTGGGAGCCTCTATCCATACGTAACTGAGGAGGTCCCCCTTGGAACGAACGGGGATTGTGACTTCGTTACCGGCGTCGAATGTGCCAATGTAATCCATACGCTCCGGCTTTATGGCAAAGTTCGTATGGCGCTTGTAGTTTTGTCGGAAGAAAGACACCTGGGGATCACCCGTGATATAGGCATCCTGGGCACCCTTGGCGACAAGATCAATCAGTGCAGCAGACATTTATTAATAAATGATATTAAAAATTGGCGGCGAAGATGCAGTAAGTGAATATGGTGCGGTTCCAAGCGCTCACCTGGGATGCTTGTGATGAGGATGACGAACACATCATCAGGATTTTCGGAAAGACCCTCGATGGTAAATCAGTCTGTGTGTCGACTTCGTTCACACCATACTTTTTCATCAAGATTCCCAAGGGTACCCTCAAAGATGCGATGATCGCGTGTATTTCAAAAGTGTGTCCAGATGTCATTTCCCACTGTGATGTCGTCAAGGCGAAGGATGTGTGGGGTTTTCAGAATGGCGAAGAGTGCTTATTTCTTCAGGTATTCTGTCACAACCTGGGTATGCGTCGTCGTTTGGGGTACAGGCTTCGAAAGCCGGTAAAGGGCCTGGATAAAAAACTTCACATTTATGAATCAAACGTCGACCCTGTTCTTCGTCTCATGCATCGCACTGGTATTCAGTCTACTGGGTGGATAGATACATCTGGTGCTGAGTGTACCCGCACGTATCACACCACCGCGGACATCGAATTGAAATGTAAAGAGTGGAAGGATCTCAAACCAATCGATACTACGGACATTGCACCATTCGTGGTGGCCTCTGTTGATATCGAGTGTCATAGTTCTACCGGAAAGTTTCCTGACCCAACGGTTCCTGGAGATGTGTGTTTTCAAATCGCCATATCGTTGGTTCGTTTCGGTTGTGATGAACCCTTCGATAAAACATGTCTGTGTTACAAAAAAACTGACCCATTACTCGAGGGGTGTACCATCAGAAGTTATGACACGGAACGTGAAATGCTCATGGCGTACACGGAGTATTTACATGAACACGATGTGGACATCATCACTGGTTGGAATATTTTTGGTTTTGATTTGGAATACATCATGGAGCGTGCCATGAAGACCCAGTGCCCCCTGGACTTTTTCAATATGAGTAAAATCAAGGGGTACACGTGCAACCTTTTGCGTAAAAAGTTATCTTCGAATGCTCTCGGGGATAATGAACTAAAAATTATTCCCACCCCTGGTCGATTTATTTTTGATATGTTTCATGAAGTGAAGAAGGAGTATAAACTCGATTCGTACAAACTGGACAATGTTGCAAAGTTGTACCTGGGTGATCAGAAGATTGATATGCCTCCCAAAGAAATGTTTGCTCGATTCATCGAGGGGGATCCCGTCAAACTCCGTGAAGTGGCGGAATACTGCATCAAGGATACTCTTCTGCCTCATAGACTTTTGACAAAGTTGAGCACACTCATGAATATGTTGGAGATGGCGAAAGCGACGTGGGTACCATTGAACTACCTTGTGGAGCGCGGTCAGCAGATTAAGGTGTTTAGTCAACTCACGAAAAAGGCGCGGGAGATGGGGTATAAAGTGCCAACTTTTGATTATGGATACACGGATACTACGGGGTACGAAGGAGCGACTGTACTCGAAGCGCAAACAGGTGCTTATTATACACCCATCACAGCTTTGGACTTTGAGGGGTTGTATCCATCCATTATGATGGCCCACAACCTATGTTATTCTTCACTCGTGATGGATCCCAAGTATGATAATATACCTGGTATCACGTACGAACGGTTTGGGAATCATACGTTTGCTCAAGGTGTACCCAGTCTTTTGCCGAGTATTCTAGCAGAGTTGAAACAATTTCGCAAGCAGGCGAAAAAGGATATGGCCAAGTCTACTGGCGCGACCAAGCAGATGTTCAACGGTAAGCAGTTGGCGTATAAGATTTCCATGAACTCCGTGTACGGTTTCACAGGTGCCTCGAGAGGTATGCTTCCCTGCGTCGCCATCGCGTCTACCGTGACAATGAAGGGTAGAGATATGATTGATGAGACGAAAACCTATGTAGAGAAGAACTTCCCGGGTGCTAAAGTGAGATATGGCGACACGGATTCGGTGATGGTGGAGTTTGATGTGGGTGGTCGTAAGGGTCAAGAGGCTATCGAGTACAGTTGGGAGCTCGGTGAACGCGCAGCCGCGGAGTGCACCAAACTTTTCAAGGCGCCTAATAACCTCGAGTTGGAAAAGGTTTATTGCCCCTATTTCTTGTACTCGAAGAAACGATATGCCGCCAAGCTGTGGACCAGGGGTAAGGATGGAAATATGCACATGGATTATATAGACGTGAAGGGGTTACAACTCGTGAGACGAGACAACACCCCGCATGTCCGAGAAGTCTGTAAAGAACTTCTGGACGTCGTGTTGGAGAGTAGCGACACCGTGGCTCCGAAGGCACTCGCGCGAAAGCGAGCCATCGAATTGTTAGAGGGGGAGGTACCCAACGAGAAGCTCATTCTTTCGCAGCAACTGGGTGATTCTTACAAGTCAGCAAACTTGGCACACGTGAGGGTCCGTGACAAGATGAAGTTGAGACAGCCCGGTTCGGAACCACAATCGGGTGACCGCGTGCCGTATCTTCTCCTGGACACTGGTGATCCCAAAGCAAAAGCTTTTGAAAAATCTGAAGATCCCGGGTACACAAAAGAAAAGGGTCTCAAAGTGGATTATGTCTATTATTTCAAAAACAAGTTTCTGAATCCCGTGTGTGACCTTCTGGAACCCCTGTTTACCAACCCAAAGGAGGAAATATTTGGTGAACTCATTCAAAGGACAAAACCACCTAAGAAGCCGCGGGTGTCGAAAAAAAAGCAGATGTTGGTGAGCGATATATTTAAAAAAGAGACGCCATAGATATATATGGGTATACCTGAAAAGGTGACACTTTTGATTGAAAATGAAGTAGAGAGGCAGACACATGAAAAGTTGTGTGAATTAGTCGTGAAGGTTTCACATTTATATTCGGTACCACTGAAGATTGCGCGTCGGGATCTCTTAGGTAGTGAGTATTGTATGGGTGTGAAGAAGAATGGTAAATTGTGTACGAATAAGAGTGTCAAGGATGGATACTGTTTACATCATGTGAATGATTCACGTCCAAATAAACCTATAGAGATCAAAGACACAGTGAGACACAATCACGTGTACCCATCACCACTCCGAGAGGGATGTCCAGCGTGCGAGTTGTTAAGAAATAGAGAAAGTAATGAGTTTAGAGATTTGTCTACTATTATGTAATAATGAACAAAGCAGATATTCTACTATCATCCATAAATACATTTTACGCTGAACCCGAGAATAGAACTACGCTCATGGAACTTCTCAATAAAAGTGGTGGTATTTCTCTCCGTAATCTTGAATGGTTCATCACGAATTATTCGAAAAAAAACAACCTCGCGTATAAGACGTCTGACGGAAAGATATTTAGTGTACATTGCGCGTACAAGTCGAGTCTCGATGGCTATAGTAAAAAATTATTCGACCCCTTTTGTCGGTCTGAAAAAATAGTCTATAAGGTTCCTGGGACAGATGATGAAATACATACGACAGTGGCGCAGTTGAATTTCATCAAGTGGTGCATCAGAAACAATATTATTGAATATATTCGTAAAAACCATGATATTTTATTTAGTAAGCAAGTGACATGAATCCGTTATCAAACACAAATGTTTGGTATCCCACGTAATAAATGTGCAATGTGTATACTTCAGTGAGACCTTTTACAAGTTGAATATCCAACAAAGTTCTGTTTGATTGTAATTGACCAAAGTCCAAGCTTCCCGATGGTTCCACGTTAATCGGATTCATCGAGAATGCATACGTGTATATATTCCTCATCGGCCTCGCCAACCTGCTATTTAAAGGTACCACGTATTTAAAGAACGCGTGATCAGCGATTGGTATGTTGGGTAAACCCTGACCTTGTACAAAAATCTTTGCACTCTCCATCACGTGTTCGAAGAATGAATTAACTGGTGAATATGTATCATTCGTAGAAAAGTTAAACCTGTTGGCAAAAGAAGCGGGAGATTCACTCTCTTCAAAAGTGGACTTTCTTAGAAACCAATTAATAGTCTTCACAGGAATATTCGGGACGAGTTCTATTTTAACATTGTCATCACCTATGATTGTTTGGGTGGATGGATGTTTTTTCACCACATCAGTGATAAAGATCTGTCTCTGAGTCATGAGATATGTACGCTCTTGGGGTGAAACCGTCATCTCCTCCGTGATGAGGTTAAATCTCCGTAGTGACAGAGGACCCGTGTAATCGGTGAAGAATGATTGTGGACGAAAGACTATTTCAAATTCAATCTTTTGTTTGTGGACTGCGCACGTAGGAAAGTAGGGACGGTTTGGTTTATTTGTACTGTATTCATCACCTTCATATTTCCTCGAAAAGAATAGAGGTATTGGTATCATCAATTCGGAATCTGCATCTACTAAAAACCTATTATCTACTAGTAAAGAGGTATCCTCTGCGAGGTTTCTATTTAACGTGTAACGCTTAGTACGTTTTTCGGATGCGTCTAGATAGAGTTCGTCATATATAATTCCCCAATCATCATGATATTTTTCAACAACTAATTCATCTACCCGCATGGTGACGGATTCTATGAGATGTCTACCTAGTTGATCAGCGAGATCTCCGGAGTCTTCGGGGGCATCAAATGAAAAAGCTGGAAACTCGATGTGTATATACATGTTACTCAACAAATCTCCCATGTTTCTCGGATTCATTGTAACCTTTACAGTTTCCCCAAAAGGCCACGTGGTGTTTGTTTTAGGGTTTGACACCTGTGTATTTCTATGAAACTTTGAAAAGTTTGCATGTTGTTTTGTTTCGTACGTAAAGAGTGAATATTTAGGATCATCCTCCGTGAGATACGTATCCTGTTGTCCGATTGCATGCAGGGAAAGGACAGCCGCAGTGTCTGGTCCCGTGACAATCATATTATCTTACTGTATGCATATTTTTAAATCCATTTTCCACATGTCAGATACTGATGTTCCCATGAGCGTTTTGTATTCATCCTCCAATTGTTTCGACTCTTCATTGAGTGCCAGCACCGCCTCTTGAGTGTACTGATACGTCTTGATGTGCAAGAGATAGTCGAAAGAGTCGTTGAGTTTGTCAAAGAGTGGTTCCATCTCAGACTCCAATTCCTGTTTTTTCTTCTTGAAAACAATCAACTTTTCGTTGATGACCATATCCACAAACTTGGCCATGTTGGTGTTCCTCTTCATCTTTTGTTCTAGCACCTGAATCATATGCGCTTTCCTCTTCTTGTATGTATCCAACCTGATCTCAACAAAGTCCCTAAGAATATCTTCTGGTGAATCATACTTGTGGATACCCTTGGTAGGATGGAAGAGATGCATGTTCGTCATGTGGAACGTCTTCTGTAGTTTGAAGTCCTTCACGGGATCCTTACCCTCATAACCGATGATTTCAAAATCAACCTTATCAGTCGTACTGTTATTCGTGTAATTTTGAATAATCTTCTTTTCGACGAGAGTATCAAGATCCTCTTTGAAATCCTGAGTCCATCGTCCGGGTGGGAGTTCGGTCACCTTGAGTGTTTTTCCCTTGAATGACCAGATACCCTCAGCCACCCACGGCGCGCCCGATGATCCTGAAAAGATGCGACCATTGAAACCCCTAAACCAGGGTTTCATGGGTACGAGGTCCTCATTGTTGAGCAAGTGATCAATGTTGTCGCGGATATCCTTGGGGTTAAACGGGGGTACGTAGCAGCTGAAACCAGTTCCGATACCCTCCGTTCCATTGACGAGTACAGTTGGTATGACGGGTACAAAGTGATCAGGCTCTATGCTCTTCCCATCGTCGTCGAGGTACACGAGTACCGCGTCGTCCCTCTGGTCGTACAGCTGCCTCGCTTGTTTCGTCAACTTTGTGAAAATGTACCTGGGCTGACTCGCATCCTTACCACCCATGATGCGAGACCCAAACTGACCACACGGTTCCAAAAGATGAATATTGTTGGAACCCACGAAACTCTGGGCGAGCTTTACGATCGTATCAGCCAGAGACACTTCACCGTGGTGATAAGACGTCTTCTCAGACACATAGGCTGCCAGCTGCGCCACCTTCATCTCAGATGTCAGGTTCCTGGCGAAGCACGCGTAGAGCACCTTGCGCTGGGAAGGCTTGAGGCCGTCGCATACATGGGCGATAGACCTCTTGAGGTCCGCCAGACTGAAGTTGACCAGATCCTTGTGCACAAAGTCCGTGATACCCAACTTACCGATAGACCCATAGGCCACCTCGAGTTCCGATGGTTTCTTCCCCGTGGAATCCAAAAGCCACCTCTTTCGATCATCCGCCTTCGTCTTGTCGAACGCCAGAACCACAGACTCCGTGGTGGTCACATCTGGATCGAAGCGTACCGTGAGGTCCCCGATCATCTTGAAGTATTCACGAGCCTCTGCTGACGTGGAGGTACCCAGACCCTTGTAGTACTTAATCTTCCAACCGGGTTTTCCCTCCCCGTACCAATCTCTGAATGTCGAATCGGTGTAGAAGGACTTCACGGTACCACCCTTGGTCGCCTTGATGATGGGCGTCACCATGCTCACCACGAACCCAAGGTCCAACAGGCTGGGCCAGAAGAAGTGAATCATGTTGAGGATGAGTCCCTTGATGTGACTACCATCCGCATCAGCATCCGTCATGATCATGAGACGACCGTATCGAAGTTCAGACAGGGACGTGTACACCTTGTCCTGTTGGAGTCCCAAAATCTTTTTGAGATCGTTAAACTCTTTGTTATCCATGAGTTGTTTGACAGAGGCGTCTCGAACATTCTTACACTTACCTCGCAGGGGAAAAACCCCGTAGTGATCCCTGCCAACGATGGATAGCCCCGCGACAGCCAGGGTCTTCGCAGAGTCCCCCTCTGTGATGATCAGCGTACACTTGCTAGAGTCCGCGGTACCCGCCTTATTGGCGTCGTCCAATTTGGGTATACCCGTAATCTTAGACCTCCGGTTTCCGTCAGACTTTTTGAGTTCCTTGAGTTCCTTAAACTTGGACAGGGCCAAGAGTTCAGACTGGATGCTCGTCTTGAGAATACTCTTCACGAACGTCTTGGGTAGTTCAAACTTGCTTCCGAACTCTTGGGGTTTCAGGGTACACTCGGACTTCACCTGACTGCCAAAACTAGGGTTGACCAGGGTCGCCTTGACAAACACCGTAAAGGCATTCTTCACCTGGTGGGGTCGAAGCTGAATCTTCTTCTTCATCTCATCGATGATACCAGTCGATATGATATTCACCACATGATCCACGTGGGTACCACCCTTGGTAGTGCAGATGCCGTTGACAAACGACACCTGTTCAAACCCATCATCACTGGGTGCGACACAGACGGTCCAGTTTTCACTAGAGGCTGTGACAATCTCTTCACTCTTGGTATACATCTTGGCGTAGGTACTCAGGGGACACTTGGGAAGCACCTCACCCTGAAACTTCACCTTACAATTGGGAGACGTACACACGTTCGCGTCGTAGACGCGCTTTTCAAAAATCCTGTAAATATCATCATCGATTCCAGACATACCAAACAGGTACCATTCGGGGATGAAGGAAATACAGACGGAAGAAGTGGCTGCGGAGTGAGACGTAATCTTAGGGGGGTCGCACACGCGCATGTTTTTGGTCCACGACTGGACATATTTCTTCTTGTTTTCACCATCCTTGATGGTCACGGTAAACTTTGTGGAATACACGTTGGCCAGTTTGGCTCCGTAGCCATTGCGACCACCGACGACCCTCTTTTGATTATCATCGTAGTTGGTGCTGGTCAGGAGGTGGCCAAAGGTGAGTTCGGGATTCCAGATCCCCTCCTTCTCGTGCATCTTTACGGCGATCCCACCGAGGGGTCCGTTATTCTCGACAGATATGACGCCAGTCTCACGGTCGATCGTCACGGAGATGGCGGTGGTGTTCTTGGGGTACAAAGAGTTTCTGTCGATGGCATTCACGAGAATCTCATCGAAAATCTTTAAGAGGGCGGGGGAGTACGCGAGCATCTTCTTCTCGAACCGATCCTCCACACGGGTCCAGTAGGGTTCATAGACCCTCGATACGGGACCAACATAGGAATCAGGGCGCTTGAGAATATGTTCCACGTGTGTGAGCTTTTGGATACTCTCGGTCATCTTAACCCGTTTACGCGCGCTCTCCTTAAGAGACCTTCGAACCACTGAACGATTTCCGTTTGTGTTTTTGATTTGCTTCGAGGAGCAAAGTTTCTTATGTACCCTATCTCGCGGTATTGTAACAACTTAGGTTCTATTTTTACTTTATTTTTAAAACAAGAGTAACACACTTTCTTGAGATTTAAACCTACGAATGTGTAAAATAACGAATTGTTATCTAAAAAAATCGGGCGAATCCTAATATACTCTCGGACGAAAGATTTATTCACGGAACCACATGGCACCACACGTGGTTCCAGTGGTGCCTCACACTTGTAACATATCGAAGTCCATTTCAGATACATACATATGAGTATGATATTTTTTTTATATTTGTATAATATAATGATTGTAGTAGGTGCTGCCGCCGGTGGTTTAGTTGTAGGAATTATTATAGCGGTCATTATATATTTTTCGTTTTTAAGGAACGGTGAGAAAACAGAACCCAAGGAGTGCCCAAAACCCAAGGAGTGCCCAAAACCCAAGGAGTGCCCAGAGTGCCCAAAACCCAGGGAGGGACCACGGCGCCCAGAGCGCCCACAGTCTGCACAGTGTCCGAAGTGTCCAG